TGACATACGCCCCGGAAAGGTCCGGCCCAATGCGTCACCATCATCAGGCCCGCCCTCGAAGTTCTCGAAATCATCCGGCGCCGAACCCCAGTAAGCATTACGCCGCGCGTGATAGAGCCTGCCATCATGCAAGGCGACAGCCTCAGAATACCCGAACCGGCCAGACCATGCGCCAAGCGCCCAGAGCGTCGTCGCCGTGGTCTTTGCAAACGTGTCGAGTACATCAACCGTGACCTCGTTGTCCGCATCAACTGAGAAGATGCGCCCGACCCCATCGGACACACCGCCGCCATAAGTGAGTGTGACCGCCACCGAACCACCCACCGCCGTGCAGCGAAAACGATAGAACACCACCTGGTTATCGAGATCATCATCGATCGATCCGGACGCATCGGCAGAGTAGGTCTGGAATGTCACCCAGTTGAGATCATTACCGACCGAGCGCTCCAGCACCACCGTGCCCGAAGTCGTCACATCCACCGTGTAATAGAAGATCCGCTCTGTCGTGATCCCGGCCACCCGGATCGGGTCAGTGACCGAATCCACGCTCGTGAAAGTCTCAGACTCGAACTGCCCGGAATGCGTCAATCGGATCAACGCGCCCTCATCACCCTGCACAAAAACAGGCCGCGAGGACGTGATTGTGGTCGTTCCGGTCCGCGCCGCCGCCGTCATTGTGACATCAGTCAGATTGTCGGGCGTAAAAGGCCCATTATTTGGCCTGAACAGCCTTAACGACCAGCTTGTCGGACCCCGCCGCTCCAGCGCACGCGCAGGCTTGTTGCCCATGACCCACCATTCGGTGTTGAGGCTCTGCTCATGACGCAAGCTTGGCAGCTCGCTCTCTGTCCATGGCGCGCTCAAAGTGAGATCACCCGCAGTGTCCACCTGCTCAAACCCGACAAGAACCGCATCGCCTTCGGCCCGAAGCCGGAACTCAATGTAATAGGTGCTGACCCCCGGCGTGAATGTCACCAGATGCTCACCCGGAGCAAAGGGACTGTCAGCAACAATATCCTGATCACCCGCAGATGTGCCTACCCGAAAAACCAGCGTGCGCCGCTGGACCTCAAAACGATAGGAGACCGCAGTATTAGAACTCGCCTGCGTGACGGTATTGCGCGCCACCGCCTCTTCGGTGCTTGAGGCGCTGAACTCCACATCCACGCCATTGAGAGTGATCGAGGCGGTCATGCGTAGGTGCCCGTATAATACCCATCAAAGTCAAAATCGTAATCGCTCGGATCATAGATGTCGCCCGTGCCCGGTCCTGGCGCAGCGCCACCGCCCGTATCGGGCGCGCCGCTCTGGTCTGTCCAGCCCGCCAGCGAAACGCTCGGCGCCGTCACCTGCACGTACCCCGTGCCCGAGATAAACCGGATCTGGCCCTCGGTTATCTCCAGCACCAGACGATCGGTCTCGCTGAACACAAAGGGTCGCAGGATTCCAATTGAGGCGGCCGCGCTTTCGATCTCGTCACTCGCGGCATCGAGAATCGCATTCCCGTTTGCATCGAGGAGGTTGCCCACATTGGTGATTTCACCAAGATATTGCGTCCCCGGCACCTTCTCCATCCCGCCTTGGACCAGCGGCAGTATGTTTTCCATAATCTCGCAGGATCGGGCGTATGTCTCGATGTCCACGCGCACCAGCGCATCACTATCAAGCTCTCCCTGGTTGAAGGCGATATATTGAGGACGCGTGACAGAGGCCATTATCCATACCGCCCTGCCCGTGGTGTGCGAATACCCGCCGTGCGTGCGCGCTCATAGCGTCCCGGAGGAATCGGCCACTCTCGCTTGCTAGTCGCATCCCATGCCTTCGCATCGCGCCCGCGTCGAAGCAGTTGCTTTTCGATCCTGTCGCGCGTCGAATTGCTTTCATCAGTGATCGGGTAAATGCGGTCAGCGATCTTGGCCGCAACAAAGTCAGCAAACTTCTGCGACCAGGAACCTTCATTGTCCTTCCACGTCCCATCGACATACCAGATATAACTGGTCTCAGAATTGGTCAGGATCTTACCCTGCCGGTCATCATACTCAATCCCTATTCCACGCGGATCAGTCGAATTATCAACCTTGATGATCCGCTTGCACTTTGTCGGCTTATTGAACGTGTAGGTAAAGCCAACCAGCGTAGGCGTCACAACCGCAAGCTGTTTTACCGTCATAGCGAAGTTCCAGCTATGGTCTTCGAGCAGGCCATCGACCACATCGTCGTAGGCATTCGTGATGCGCTTGACCCATTTGGACGTGTCCTCAGTGCTCGTCGCGGGAGGCTCACCCAAAAGGTCGAGGCAGTTATTGTAGACCTTGAGCTTCGTCGTCATTGCATCGTCTCTCCTGCGCCGACCGCTGAGCCAAGGAACTCATACCTGAACGTATAATTCAGCTCCTCGCTCTTGGAGAGAATGGGCGAAACATCGACCGGATAGAATTTGAGGATTTCCTCACCCCGAAACACGACGACAACAGGACCGCCCTGACCAAGCGGGTAGCGTTCTTTCACCTGCCCCTTGATGTCATTCATGGTCACGTTCGCCTTGCCCGTCGCCTTGGCCAAAGCATCAACCAGTGCCGTACCCTTAACGTCCATAATCTCCTGCGCCGCTTCCTCGCGGAAAAACCGATGGTAGCGGCTTTGATGGACACGGATGTCGGGAGCCTTAAGCATTAGCGGCTTCGACAGCTTTCGGTTTGGCAGGAGCCTTTTTGGCCGGTGTCTTCATGGTCTTCTTGACCGCATTGCTGGTGCGCTGCTGGTCCGCAGCTTTTTCAGCCAGGATATTCGCCCGCACACTCGCCTGCTCGCGAGTCTGGTAAGGGAAGCCATTGTCCAGCGGCTCATCGTCCAGCAGGATCACGTAGCCATTGACGCGCCAGTCGAGACGGTAGCCCTTGGGCATATCAAACTCATCATCCTCAACCTCCCACATCACCTTGGTCAGAAGCTGGTTGGTCTGCTTCACCTGGCCACGTACTTGCAGGAAGATCGTGCGGGAGAAATCTTCCCATTCGCATTCGATCTGGTCGCCGGTCGTGAGTTGTGCATTCGTCATCACATGCCCGAAATAAAGCGGGTCAAGGACATCCTCACGACTATGCGCGACAGGGATGCGCGCGAGATACTTGTTACGGACCTTGCCGGGAACTTCGAGGGTGAGCTGAGAGGGTTTGCACTTGACGGTCATGAGGTCTCCATAAGAAAGGGGCGAAAGTGATTTGATGCACCTTCGCCCCTTTGCATGAATGACCTATGGCGGTTAGGCTGGAGCCGCCACCACAATAGCCGTTTCGGTCGCGGTGGACGCATTGCCATCAGCATCAATCGAGATCACGACGAAATTCGCCATGTCCGCGATTGTCGCGCCAGCCTTGCCAGAGGTCGAAGTCGGGACAGCGGTTGTCCAGACTCGGGCCTGGATGATGTCGCCAACTTCCATTCCCCGGTTTCCGACCGCGGGCGCAGCCATGCCGGCGAAATAGTCGGACGCATCAATAGCGCCAACCGCATCCAGTGTCTCGTAAAGCCAGTAGGACTGTCCGAGACCACCAGGCGTCAGGTTGTAAGGGCCGTAAAGGCTGCTTGGAGTAAAAGCCATAATTCAGTTCTCCTCTTAGGCCACTGCTGCCGTGTCATCGTGGGTCGCACCTTCGACACCGCGATCAAGACAGAGCTTGGTTGCATCTCGCATCACCGCGTAAGTTTCGTGGCGGTGTTGCGGCTCGTAGTAATAGGCGTGCACCTCTGGATCGCCCGCGATCTGGTGGCCAATGGCTGACTCGTGGAAGATATAGCAATCTGCCGTCGCCGTGCCGAAGCCGCTCAGACCCGTATGGGTGAACCAATTCACACCCGCCCAGTGCTTGGCTTTCAGCTCAGGAAGGCCGTGCAACTGATCGAACTCGCGGATCATGACATAATCGGCTGAGACAAACTCGTCGATCGTCATCATCTGCGCGTAGCCTTTCGGCGTCACAACGCCCCAGACCCGTCCATCCATAGGCACATCGCGCGCCCAGAGATCAGAAACCCAATCCAGTATCGGGCCCTTGGCGCCGAAATCAATCGCAGAACCGGAGTTCTGGACATTCGTGCTGGCATCAAGCTGAGCAATGATGTTCGCGTCACAGCGACGGTGGCAGGCCGCAATCGACTTGCGATACTGCATGGTGCGCACATTCGGATTGGACTTGAACGTATCGAAGTCATCGATGCGATACTTGCCGCCGAAATACTCCACCGGGGTCGCTGAGACCTGGCTGAGGACCAGTTGGGCCAGCGGGATGTCACCATCTCGCGAGCGCTCCTGAGCTTCCTCAGATGGGTCAACAATGTCCCAGTAGATTGTTCCTGCACGCATCAGGCCATCAGACCGGACACACTTCATGAGCAAGGACTTTTCGCGCTCGAAATCGACCTTGAACTCGTCATTATACATGCTGCGCTCTAGCGCAGAGATCGTATTTACAGACATGGCTGTCCTGTTCCTTTGTTAAAGGTTTTCAGAAACGGCGATGCCGACTGACGGCTGGGGTGGCCGCATGAAGCGGGGCCGACCGTGGTCTCAATTCTTTCACGGGGCCTGCATTAGCAGGGGTGGCCGTGGGCACGTACACACGAGGGATCGCCATTCCCCGCAGGCCGCACCTGTTTTTGCCTCGCTAGCTGCCCCGTCAGGCTGCCTTTGAGGAAACTCGTTCCAGACGCCCCTTCAGTTCGAGAAGGCGAGTCTGCTTCTTCGCATAAGCGTCAGGGTCGCTATGGCGAAGGTTCTGGATATTCTTGATCTCGGTCTCGATCGCCTCGGAGCCCATTGGCTCGCCCTGGATCGCTGTGAAGGTCAGGTCTTCGCTCGATTGGCGAACTGCCTCCATCATGGCCGTCATAAAGGCCGGGTGATCACCGACGCGGCCCATAGGCTGTCCATCTTCCCCGACGAGCTGGGCCGTGCGGATTTCCTCGAAGCTGTCACCGAAGAAACGAGACACACCTTCGGACGCAAGTTTGCTGTTCAACTCGAACTGGTCGCCCCACATCTTGCGAATCTGGTCGCTGTATTCGGCCTGTTTGGACTCGGCGATTTCCTTCATCTGGACGGCCTGCGCTTGCAGCACATCGCCATAGGCATCGCGCATAAACTCAATCACCTCTGGCGAGCGAAGCATTCCGCCCTTCTCGAAAGCCTGCTCGGCAAGCGTGGTCAGCATCGCCTTGTTAGCGTCCGTGAACTCCATGCCTTCGGGCAGGGTTGGCGTCAGGTCATAGTCGGCAACCGATTCCTTTGCGCCGATCGCGCTATAGAACTCAGCCCTGTCCTCATCGCTGGCATTCTCGCCGGGAAGCTTGATGCGACCACTTTCACGCAGCTTGTCCTGCGCACTAAGGCCCGCCTTAATCGCGTCCTCGGTCGAGCCATAACGCTTCAGGCGCTCGGCAACCTTGTCATCCTTGGCCAGCTCAAAATCAGCATACCAGTCCTTTTGGGGCTCAGCAGAAGGCGCATCCCCAGCCGAAGCAGGGTCGAGTGCCTGTGGGGACGGGCTGGGCTCTCCGCTCGACTGGGGCGCATCACCGGCTGGCGCTGGGTGGGGGGTGTCAACCGGTGCGTCGATGACTTGGGTATCGCTCATTCTTCGTCTTTCGCTGGTGCCCAGAGGGCCAGTTTTCCTATTCTGGCAATATGCATAGCAACCCAGCGTCTACCGCGTGTGAACCCGGCTTGTGCTTCGGTGAGATTGGCAGGCTCGATCGCGCTCAGACCGCACAGATCGTTGAGGATATAGGCCATAGCCGTTGCCGCCTGTTGCGGCGTGGCCTGGCCACGAACGCAGGACAGGATCGCCTTTTCCTGCGCGTCTGTAATCGCTGGCGGCGCGTCGAGGGCCTTGATCTCAGGCATTCACCTGCCCCCTAAGTCGCAATCAGGCCGTGCGCCCGCAGAGCGGCGAGAATAGCGTTTAGTTTGCCTTCAATCTCATCTAGCGCCTCGTAGACTTCCGCGGCGACGAGGGCCGTGCCATCCGCGAAGGTCGTGGCGCTGTTCGGCGTGGTTGCCGGATCATTTGTGGTATATGTCCATGCGAGGTCCGCAATCGCAGAGCCTTGCGGGCCAAGAACATTGGTGTTGTTGACCTTCAAGCGACCGTCGAGATACAGGTCCTTGAAGTTCTTCGAGGTCGTTCCGAGGTCAATATCGTCATCCGCCTCAGGCTCAAGCGTGCCATCGGTCCAGCGCATTTGCGTCGTGCCGTTGACCTGCATCAGGCCCGCTGTTGGCGGATTAAGGCCCAGCCGCGACAGGATACTGCGCAGGTCTCCCATTGTCGCATAGCGCGAGCCTGACGTGCCCTCTGACGTGTCTTCCATGTAGATGATGTCGTCATCAGCCGCGCCGGCTGCTGTGATCTGCGTGTACGAATTTACTTTGGCCATCTCACATGCCCTCTTCCATAGCGGCTTTCGCCATCTTCACGTTCTCAGGATGAGCCGACCCGGCAGTCTTGGCTGCCTCCAACGCCATAGCCTGCGCCTCACGCTGTTCCTGCGCTGCAACCCGCTGCTCGCGCGCTGCATCACGGTCCTTTTCAGAACGCAACCATTTCATGCTGCCGTCTGACTCGATCACGTCACGGTACGCCGCATCAATGTCGAAATTGTCCGTTGCCTCGGGGAATAGCTCGGCCACAACCGCTGTGCGCTGGATCGTCTGGTCGAACTGGTTCACCGAGCGCTTGCGCATGGCATCACTCAGCGGCGTTTCAAACTCAAACTCAAGCTGGGCAGCGCTTTCTCGAAGCTCGATAGGCCAGTCATCTTCGGGACCGAACGCGCCTTTGTCCATCGCCCGGACAATCACGCTTTCCATCATGTGAGAGTTCTCAGCCTCCATTGGCTCAAAGATCGGAGCCGCTTCGGCAGTAAACATCTCAAGGCGCTCGCCAACTTCGAACGCCGTCATCTCGCGGTCTGGCAGGTATTTCAGGACATCCTGGAAGAACGCCTTGCCCATGTCATCGCGAATACGATCTGTCAGCTCCATGCCATAGCGCGGGTCGCCGGTCTCAAGCGCCCGCAGGTGCTCACCAGAGCGCTCATCATACTCGTCAGCGGTGTAGATGATCGAGCCAGCCTCAAGCCGGACCTCGCCAACAAGGCTGTCATGCGGCGTCACACGAGGCGGATTAACCTTCCATTCGATACCCTTGAGCAAGTCAGCCTGCGCGACATTCAGTGTCCGGCCATCAGCCAGAGCAATTCCGGTGCAAAGCGAGCGGCCATAGTTCTCGCCACTCACAGTCATCCAGCGCCGCACGGTATAGGGAAACGTCTTGAAATACCCTTCGCCAAGGAAGCACTCATCCTCGCGCACGTCTTCTGCGATGTAGATCGAGACGAAAGTCGAGCCAAGCATCCGACGCTGGCGCTCTTGCTTGGTGAACTGATAATCATCGACCGGGGCTACGCAGCGGCGGACGATTTTTTTCTCTCCAGGGTGCTTGTCCAGCAGTTCACGCCATTCTCGTGGCATGTTGTCCTTGCCGAACAGGAGCGCAATCTGGCGCAGGGTGAGGCGCATCTTGTTGTGCATCTCATCGACCATACCGGACGCATTCTCGGCCCATGCGCAGTCTCGCAAGTGCTCACACTTGAACAGGATGCCCTGATTATTCGGGTGATAGACGTGGCTGACGACAGAGTTGCCAAAGGTCACATAGTCCGCATCAGACTGAGCCATCGAGCGAGTGAACATCGCGTCAGGATCATAGACGATATTCCATTGCGTCTGGGTCGCCTTCTCGCACCATCGTTTGACATCCTCGTAAGACATCAGCTTCTCGGGCCGGGTGACAACCTTGAACCATTGGCGACCACGCGGACGAAGCATGGCGCCGAGCGTTGAGGCAAGATCCCGACGCATCTGCTGCGGGGCTGACGTGTAGATGCCGTCATAGCGCTCATCGCCAGCAGACCACTGCGTCGTGAAGTCAGCGCGTTCTGGATAGAACAGCTCGGCAATAACCTGCCAGAGATGCAGATGGTCCTGCTGCTCCTTGAAGCGTTGGTCGCCGCGCTTCTTCCATGTCTCGGCACGCTCGCGCGTATTGCCAGACCGGACTTCTGAGCCTTGGGATGCGGTGTATGCCATCTACCCGCCGAGCAATGTCTTGGTTTTTACCGGCGCCGTATAGCTTCCCTCACCATCACCGAGCGAGCCGGAGAGCAGCGTGGACTCCCGGCCCTTGCGGTTCTTGTTGCCGCGCAATGCCTCGATCTGGGCCTGGCGAACGCTCGGGTCAGTCTCCTGCGGAATAGGCTTGGGAGGCGGAGGCGGTGGAGGTGTGGCAGCTTTCGGTGGTTTCGGGGCCTTGAAGACCATGAGGGCGCGCTCCTGATAATGCTATCGTCTGCCCTTTGCCTTAGAATACCCGTCATGAACGACATGTGTTGCCGACGCTCTGCTGTCCCGTGATCGGGCTGTCTCGCCGCGCACCAGGGCCTGCACCGATCTCTCACCGGCATAATACCCTATCAGGGCAGCATCACCCTTGTCCGTCGAGCGCCCAAGCCGTTTCTTTATCGCGTCCTTGTCTTCAATCTTGATGCCACGAGGCGTGATCTCAAACTCTGCCGCAGACAAATCCTGCGCCAGTTCCTCATCTGGCGGCAGTTCCAGGTCCGAACCTGTGACCGGATTGAGGTCTTCGCGCAGCGTCCAGTAGAGCTGGGTCCGCATGTTCAGGAGCTTGTATTTCTGTTTGCATCGAGACGTTCGTGTCGCGCCTGCGCTGGAATTGACGCCGATCGCTGGCATCTTCATGTGCGTTTTGAGGTGCGTGAGCGCGTCACCGCCCCAGCCACCGGATGTATCAACCCCGATCACGGCATCATCTCGCAGGATAGACACAACCGCGCCCGCGACTGCTGGGCCATCCTTTGTGTCGACACCCTTGATCGCAGTGATCTCTTCCATCCTGATGCCGTGCCATGGCGCAGCACAGGTCTTGTCCGGCCCGCCCTGCGCAACATCGACACCAAGCGCCTCCATGGGCGGCAACGGCTTGTTTCGATTGGCTTTCCAGCGTGCCTGTGCTGCCCTGATCCAGCTCAAAGGAATGGCGCGCCTCAGCTCGTCGCCAGCCTGCTCAAATGCCTCGTCATCGGTGGCCGGGTATTCGCGCTTGAAGCTGATGCAAAACTCATCAGGACTCAAACCATAGGTCAGCGCCATGTCCCGGTTCTTCGACCAGGCCCAATAGGTTTGATGCTCATCCAGCTCGTGCAGGAGCATGTATTCGTGGAATGCGTCGGGCATAATCCAGTCGGGTGGCGGCTCTTTGCGGTACTCATCATGCACGAACCACGGGATAAACAGTGCCATGAAGGAACTGTTGCCAGACTTGGCCGCAGTCCACGCGCGGTGAAGGCGACCACCTGGCTTGTCCGCCGTGCTTTCAATGATGACCTCGGTGCCGTCCGCATCTGGTACGGCTTCCATCAAACCCTTGAATACCTCGTCCGCACTTGCTTCTGGCCAGAAGTCGAACTCCGACAAATGCGCAAGCTGGATCGTGCTGGATCGACCCGCGGTCTTTGCGCCGGCAGTCGCGATCTTGTAACCGCTGTCCAGACGCGAAAAGTACAGCTCATTCGCATTTGAAATGCCGGTTTCTGGCTTGAAGTCCGGCAGGTTATTGTCGTGATACCGCTTGGTCATGCGGAACAGGTTTTGTGTCGCCGCATCCTCGTGCGTCACGATATAGGCGAGCAGTCCGGTATTGGTGCTGGCCTTTTTGTAGAACCGACCGCCGACATAGGTTGAGATACCCTGCTGCCTTCCCTTCAGAATGATGACGCGGACACGGCCAGTGCGCTTTCGCTGGGCTTCGATCTGTTCATGCGCGTATCGCTGGGACGAGTTCAGCTCCAGCGCAGCAAGACCCTCTTCCTTTGTGCGGATCTGCAAGCAGGTCTCGAAGTACAGCTCATCATCCAGGAGGATGGTTTCGTATTCTTCGTCAGTGAGGTGTGGAAGGGTCGCTGTGTCGGCCATGCTGGGCCGCTCAGTGCTTGGTTGGCTGAGATGCTGCCAGTTTCTCTCGCATAGCGATCAATCGATCCTCGTGGGAGATGATTGTGTCTTCGCGCTTTTCGACACGCAGGCCATGCAGGACGCTCATTTCCTTGAGGGCTGAGACCATTGCATTTGGAAGCTTTTCATCTTTGCCGAGCTGAAGCGCGTTTTTAAGCTCCTGAGTGAGATATTCAATCGTGATTTCGTGCTTTTCCCTATGGTGCTCTTGCAGTTCGAGTATCCTTACCGCGACGTTACCGCTCTTTTTAAGCTCGCAGGCCTTAACGTGAATCACCTCGTCTTTCATGTTCTCGGTATTGTAGGCGTGCCGATAAGCCTGGCTTGCATTATTGCACTCGACATACTTCAGGGCGAACGCTTCCTGCTTATCAGTGAGGTTTGATCCATTGGTTTTAGGCATTAAATCCTCTTTCCCTGCGGATCGGTCAGAGAGATCCTGCCATAGCTGCGGTTCCACACAGTGACCGGCACATGGTTTGCGCCGTGCTCCTCTACAGTCATGGGAATATATGGCGTTTCAGCGTACAGGCTCATATCGTAGCCGCGCGCCTTCATCCATTTGAACATGTTGGGCGTGATGAAGAATGGTTGCCGCTCCATACCCGCCCTCAGTAATCGCTTGAGAATGGAGACGGCCCGAGGCCGTTGGTAAGTGTTGATGCTTCTGGGGGAAGGTCAGCAGGATCAAATTCGGCAAGATCATCGGAGCGGATGCGCTGTTGGCCTGCATTGTCGGTTTCGTCGGTTTCGCCAAACGCGGAATCGAAATCGGCCTTGACCGTTTCGCTGTATGCATCGCGCTGTTCTTGAGTAACCGGCTCGTCCTCTGTGCCTTCAAGGCGCTTGCGGGCGTCTTCGAGGGCCATGATAGCGAAATGGAGCTGACCACAGTCTGAACTGTCATCGTCCGTGCCGTGGATCTCCTTCATGCGCGCGTCGATCGCATCGCTCTCAGCCTTGATGTCACGCACCAGCTTTGCGCAGCGGCGAACCTCTTGGGCGAGTTCGGTCAGGTCTTCGGACATATGGTCTCCTATTTCTTGAACGTGGTGATGGCGCGAGAGACGTTCCAGATCAGCGTTGCGCTCGCAGCCAAAACAATCGACTTGCCAGGCGCTGACCAGAGCGTCTGGCCCTCATCAAACAGGAACCAGCTTACAATCAGTGTGAAGCCAATCGTGATGAGCAGATCAAGCGCCATCTCCGGCTTGAACAGTTTAGAAAAATCTACGGTCATGAGCCAGAGTCCTTTTGGTGGCGTTGTGGAGGCTGTGACAATAGGGGCGCGGTCATGAATGGGTTATCCCGTCAGCCTGTTTTCGCTCATCACGGGGTAGCCGATATTGTAGCAAAGCCAGCGCGCGGTCTCTTCCGTCAGGCGAACGCCATTGCGCCCAATGCGCTCTGCGGGCTCCGTCAAACCTATGGATTCGAAGTGCAGCCTGCTCCGATACAGGAACTGGCGGACCATATCATCGTCAGACGGCTTCCGGTCCCGCATTCCCATGCGCTCGCCCGCCGCATCGTATAGCTCGCAAAGGGTGTCGACCGTGATAATGCGAGGATAGGCTTCGATCAGAACTGACATGAACTGAGCCTGGAAATATGGAGCGCCTGTTGCGTCCGTGACCAGATGGATTATCTCTACACCCGCAAGGCGACGGATCTGGGCCTCAAGCTCTTCCGTTGAAAACTGTGAACTTTTCTGGTTCACACTCTCAGTGTACAATTTACGCATTGCCGTTCGGCTGCGGGCGAACATGTTGGCAAGCTGGCCCCATGACCAGCCCTTTTCATCTCTCAGTCGACGGACACACTCTCGCCTGGCATCCGTATAGCAACGTCGACGAGAAGACGAAAGTGTCGCCTCGACAGTGACCGCATGTCGATCGCAGACCTGCCGGAGGATGACTTTGGCCGGTAACTCAATAGGCGAGTGTTTCATGATAGCCCCCTTTGGCTTAGATGAGCCCTCGTGACTCAAGGTTGGTGATGATTGACCGCCTGATGCGGGCCTGAACCGATAATAGGCAGGCCACATTGCTCCGCGGCGTTGCTGGCAGCGTGATCTTGACGACACTCAAGTCTGGCAGGCAGACCCTGAAATGATTGTGCGGGCTGGATTTCTCGAACGTGCCGACAAGGCCAAGCTCACCGGACACTGCGATGCAGGTCGCTTCGAGATCCTGTTCGAACTTCTTCTGAGACGTGTGTTTGCCCATTACCCAAGCGCCTCCTTAGCTGCTTTGATTGCGGCCTGTAGTTCGGGTTTTGTAGAACGGGAATTGACGGAGTTGAGGGCTTCGCGGGCTTGCAAATTCTTCACATGCAAATCACCCACAATCGACGCGCAGGGCTCAATTATTGAAGTAAAAACCCAACGGGGAACGACAAGCTCCGGCTTCATCTTGTCGAAGGCTGCTCGAAGAGTGTCTCTATCGCTCATTTGCGTCTCCGTTCAAAGCCCATGCGAATGCGCTCGCATCGGTGGATCTCGTGGCCGCGGTGGTCTAGTATGCCTGTGAAGGTTTCCAGCTCGTCCTCATGGACTGTGAAAGACGGAAGCTGTGCGGGCTCCTCGTCATCCCACTCGTCCATGCGGCCCGGATCATAGGTCCAACTCGCTCTTGTGAAGTATCGGCTCATGCGTCTTCTCCCATTGCGGCTTTGATCATGTTAGTCACCCCACCCCTCCCGCAGCCAGGAAGAGTCCGACTGCTGTTAGAAACCAAGGGCCGTGTCTGTTTAGGTGTTTCATGCGAATGCTCCCCAAAGATAAAATATAACCCCGAACAGGATCAGTCCGCTTGCAATGGCCAGCGGAACGAGAAGGCGGTTCAGGATGTAGCGCCAGTAGGAGGTCATGCTGCCTGCTCCACGGGATAGCTAACTCGCTTGCCACCCATCCAATTGCGCTGTCTCAGGACTTCCAGACAGTCGCCAAGCAGCAATGTGCAATCGCCTATGATTTCCTTGCGCTTATAGGTCATTCTTCATTCCCCCATGCCCAACTGGCAACGCAGTCCGAGCATTTGTGAATCCATGTTCCGTCATCGTTGACGGCCCGCCATCCCTCGTCTTTGAGGTCGGCATAGGCTTCCCCGCGGGTCATGGCGTCTGCCGTATCGGTGGCTCCGCATTCGTCGCATTCGATCTCGAACACGCCGCGAGTTGAGGTCTTGCGTAG